ATGATGTTGGTGTCTTTCATAGACCCACGATAGGTTACATGATTTTCAGACATAATTAAATATTATTTGATATTTATGCAGATACTATTATAAGTATAGTGTATGGTCAAATAATTGTCAATGGCATCTCCTTTAAATCAATATGCAATATATGATTGCAATATACTAAGAATCAACCTAAATGAGATGGTTGAAAGAAGAGCATCTTCTCAAGGAAAGGAATTAACTGATCAAGAAATAGATGATATAGCAGTAGTTCTTCGTCGTAAAATTGATTGGGAACCAATTTTTACTCAGATTGATGAGTATTTGTAGAACTGTTATACCAGAAAGAAAGAGCATAACGTTCTTTACCCACCACTCTAGTTACATGATGTTTATATTGGGAATTAGAAAAAATTAATAATTTACCAGTTTTAGGTTTCACTTCAAAATCTTTGAATCCAGTATAACCACCCTCAAAATCATCATTTAGATAGAGGAGTGCAGCAAATAAATCATAAATGCCCTCCTTTGCAGAACTATCATAGTGAGGTTTCATAAAAGTTCCTGGTGTCCATCTTATCACACCCACATAGTCTGGATTAGCTCTATCATCAAATGATTTACAAACACGTGTAACTTTATCAACAACTTTAGTATAAAACTCTGATGTTTCCTCCTTTGTGTTTAAGAAGTCAGCATGACCTTGATAGTTAGCATCATCCAAAATTTCATCTTGTCTAGCATGATGATCAGCAAAATCATAGTAATCCTCCTGAGGTTCAAAAGTAGGAATAGTATCCTCACTATGACCTACAGCAGTCATGATTCCAAGAGACTCATTAGTATATTTGATAATTTCTTTACACTGATCTGGTGAAATAAAATTATCTTCAATATAAATTAATTTTTTCAACCTGTAAATGTATTCTGTGGACCAGCAAATCTGGGATCAGTATAAGTCTTTTCATCTTCATCAACTTTTTCTGGGTTGAAGTTTGGATCTGGATAATCTTCCCAACTATCACCCTGATATTCAACTATCAAAGGATTGATATCCTTTCTCTCTGCATATACATGATAGAAACAATTAATAGGAAAACCTGGTTTTGCTTGAAGATAAATTTTCTCTTCATCCCACCTCTTAACTATTATATCTTGATGTGCTCCAATTGGTTGAAGTTGTACAGTAATACTGTCAGTATGAACTAGATCTTTCCAATAGTTTGGAAGAATAATCTCAGTATCATTTTTCAATCTTCCTCTATAGTATACACCAACCTCTGGTCCTTCAATACAAGCATAGCGAAGTCTATGACCTTGACCCTTTGTTGGATGAACTAAGTCAAATGGTTTTGGTTTTGCATCAGCAGTTGCAAATCTAGAAGCAAGTCTTCCTTTGTTACCAGTATCAGTTGAACCAGCTACATATAAATCACCATCAATATAAACTGTATTAACTGAACTACCACCACTTACTAGCAGTCCATGAGATGTTCCACTATCTCCTTGTAATTGAGTATTACCTTTTACATGTAATGATCTTCTAGGACTATTAGATTCCTCATTTACATCTCTAGCAATCATAGTTGTTGCAACTACTTCACCAAATGATGTAGCATCTCCTACTAAGAAAGGAGCTTCAATATATGCAGATCCTCTTATAGCTTTTCTTCCTAATCCAAGAGCATCGTAATATTTACCATTTCCTACAATTAATTGTTTACCAACTTCTACATCTGAAAAGTGCATATTACCTCCTAACTCTTAAGATTTTTGGCATTTTCTTCTGAACTAGAAGGTCCTGTTTTACTTCCTAAAATAGAAGTAGCACCATCAGCCATATCAACCAATCCACCATAAATGTTCATAATTGCATTACCAACCACATCTAATTTGTTTTCAGAAAAGAACTTTGCTGTTTCAGTAGCTCTTATATCTACACTCTTTGATTTTATTATAACTTTCTCATTACTGTCAAGTGCTATGTAACCAGTTCTACCATTGTACCCACTAGCAACTAATTCTATATCCTGTGCTTCTATTCTAATCTTACCTTGTGGTGCTCTCAATATAATATCACCACTTACAGCATCCATTGTAATGCCAGCATCATTATTCTTATTATCATCAGTTACTTTTGCATTATCACCTGCTTTGACTTGAAAAGAACCAGGTGATCTACAAATTGTGCCATGCTTACGAATCTCATTACCAGTATGATCCATACTTATATAATGTATGAAATCATGACCACTCCTCAACATTACTGCTGATTCATTATTATCCTTATGAATATGACCAAACTGAAGTTCCCCATCTCTGGTTCCATATCTAACTGTATGATAATTCTTTCTTTGTGACATCTAAGTTACATCCTCCTGATTTATGTAGGAGCGTTTTGTTGGAGTGTTAGGTCTACTAGTTATTATATCATGTGCTTCATCAACATGTCTAGCACCAACCATTTTTACACCTGTTTCTGGATGCACATGGAAAGGACCATAATAAGGTTCACCATTCACATAACCTGCAAATTTATTTCTATCAATCTGTCCAACACAATCAATAATTGTAACTAACTGTACCTTACCTTGAGGATCATATTCCTTAACTTCATCTTTAGCAATTCTATCAGGACAGAATACTGGTTTTAACTCTGAATTAAATCCTGTTTCAGATTTGATATAGACATCAGGCATTTGTGTAAATCCTTCTCCACCAGCAGTTACTTTAACTGACTCCACACCTCCATTTGAATTATACTTTGGAACAGCAGTAGCACCTGCATTTGGTTCAATAATAATTTTATCATTTTCATTATAACTGATACCTGGAGATTCCACAACTACATCACAAAGATACATGATCGCAGGATAAGCACCATCACTTGAAATAGGATAATTACCTTGAGGTCTAACCACTGGTAATGGTGGTGTTGTAAATTTACCTGTTCTCTTAACAATATGAGGTTTTCCACCTTGTATCCTCTCCTCACCACCAATTTCAGATGCCTGTTCATCACCTAAACCTAATGCTTGAATTTGATCTGCTGTTACTTGATTTACTTGTACTGGTGTTACTCTATCTACTATTACTTGCTGAATATCAGATGTAGAAAGAGGTTCAGTTACAACCTCTGTGCCTGGTGGCATTAAAACTATGTCATCAGGAACTACAGTCACTACATTACCTGGTTGATATGGTATTTCAACTTCACCATCAGCACGTGTTATAGTTGTCTCCTCAGGTCTTGCCCATACTCTACCATCTCCTCCTGTGCTTCCATCTGGAACACTTAGATATCCTGTACCTGGTTCTACTACATTTATATTTGTGATCCCACCCTCTACTACCACTGGTCTTATAACAGCACCTTGTCCTTTTCCACATGTGTCTATAATCACAGCATTCGCATCTCTATCATAATTAATACCATTTTCAACCATATCAATACCCATTATTTCACCTAAAGCACCAATAATTAAATTACCTGCAGCACCTGATCCTCTACCTCCAAAAAATTTAACTGTTGGAGGACCACAAGCAACAGGTCCAGAGTTACATCCACCAGCACCAAATAAGTCACCAAATGGAAGAGATGGAGCACTAAAATCAGGCATTTTTAAATTATCTAACAGACTAGAAAATCCTTTGGCAATATTTTGAAGATCACTAATACCTGTGTTTGGAGTAACAGTGCCACCATCCCACAAACTTGATTCAGTTACCTCTGGACAACCAGGTTTTTCATCACATTCTAAAAGAGAAACAATATCTTCAAGAACATTAATTGCTTCTACTCCACCTACATCCATACCCTCAATAGGATTTGGAAAATCAAGAAGATTATCCAATTCACCAAGGATATCATTTAAGGTGTTTTGTACTGCATTAGCAATCTGACCTATCATTGCACCAATCATATTATTAGCCATACAAGGTGGTGCAGTTACAGCTTTCTTTACCATGTCTTCTAACAATCCAAGAACAAGTGTTTCCAATGCATCCATGATATTACGAAATGCACAAGACAATTCATCATTAGCTTTTTCAACTTCCTCTTTTAATTTTTGTCTTTCATTGATTGGTATTTCAAAATACTTTTTCTTCAGTTCAGTATTAACTTTTTCAGTAGTAGTTTTTTGAATTTGAGTTGTTATT